CAGATACACCTTAAAAATAAATATAAAATGCGTACATACATAGTAATAGACATAGACACTCAGACAAGTTTAGTAGACTTTAGTCAGGTTAATACATCGAGTGCCCAAACTATGGGAAGAAATATAGCTAACACTTAGGCAATGATTAGTTATGATGTAACACCTTCATTTATTACAAATGGCAGGTTAGTTCTATTACAGATTTTAAATCACGAGGAAGCATTAGCTTTATTAGCAACTCCAGAGTGGACACCAGAAGAACCTACAGAAGAATAAGATCATGGAGGAAAAAATAGACAAACTAATACAAGGCCAAGTAAGACTTGAAACCAAAATAGAGCAAATGTATAAGCAAAAAAACGATCATGAGAAAAGAATCAGGGGTTTAGAAAAGAAGTTTTGGGTTGCTTTAGGAACTTTCTTCATTGGTATAGGTACCTTTGTAGAAGGATTCTTTTTAGGTAAATAATAATTAAATAAAATCAAATGAAAATTAAAGAAGAACAATTAAGTGAAATAAGAGAAATTCAATCAGAATTAAATGAAACATTAAATACTATAGGTTATATAGAATCTCAGAAACATGCATTACTTCATAAGATTAAAACTATCAATGAAAAAGATGCTGAAATAAGGAAGATTTTAGAAGAAGAATATGGTGCTATTAATATAAATATTGAAGATGGCACATATACACCTGTAGAAGAAAAAGTAGAAGAAAATGTCTAATGTAATAAGAAAGATTAGCATTGGGTCAGATTATAAGAACGACGCGATGCATTACTCCGTTGGTCAACAGGTTTATGGTGGACACACTATTTGTGATATTATAGGTGCTGAAGGAGATGGGGAATATTTAATATATATACAGAAAGAGGACGAGGTAATACCTTGGAAGAAATTTAACTCCAATATGGCGATCGCTGTAGAGTATGACTTAGAATACTAATGAAATCTATTTATAATTTTATAATAACACCACTTAACGAAAGATATGAAAATGAAGTTGAGGTTGGTGATAAGAAATTGATTGTAAATACAAGTATAGAAGATCATAAGTTTATAAGTAAAAGAGCTAAAGTATTAAGTGTGCCGATTGCATTTAATACTGATATAAAAGAAGGGGATGAAGTGATCGTGCATCATAATATCTTTAGAAGATGGTATGACGTGAGAGGGATTGAGAAAAACAGCTCTCAATACTTTGAAGACGATAAATACTTCTGTAATATAGATCAAATATACTTGTATAAAGAAAATAACCAATACAAACCCAATTTAAACTATTGTTTTGTTAAACCATTGTTAAATAGAAACGACCTAAGAACAGGAGTAGAAAAACCCCTCATTGGGATTATGAAATATCCTAATAGCTTCTTAGAGGATCAAGGAATAACAAAAGGTAGTGTTGTGACGTTTAGACCAATGAGTGAATTTGAGTTTATAGTTGGTGATGAGCGTTTATATTGTATGAAATCTAATGATATTGTAATAAACCATGGACACAAAGAAAACGAAGAAGAATATAATCCAAGCTGGGCAAGAAGCGGTTGATGAGTTAATTAAAGTAGCCAAGGAACCTATAGTTGACAGTGACGATGATATATCAGCTGATAGATTAAAGAATGCTGCAGCAACGAAGAAATTAGCAATATTTGACGCTTTTGAAATATTAGCGAGAATTGAAGAGGAGGAAAGGTTATTAGAAGATAAACCTAAAGAAGATAAACCTAAGAAGTCGTTCTCTATATCACCTGAAAAAAGATCCAACAAGTGAGTTACCGACAAACACTATATAAAATAGTAAAAGATGTTGTTAACCCTAAAATCCTAAAGAAGAACAACAGGTTCAAGAAGTGGGAGTATGGATATAACGAAGACTATGATTTCATTGTTATAAGCAAAACTGGAAAGATTGGAAAGATCATTGAAATACAGAATCTCCGCATCGCTTTACCAGCAGAGCATGAACCGCATAAACGCAGCGAAAAAAAAGAGGAGCAATTCTGGGAAAGACAAGAATACCCAAAAGAACTCTCAAGAATAAAGAGTACACATGACTGGGATCAATATCCTAGAGACTTTAAAGAAAAATGGTTTGATTATATAAATGAAGAATTTAATTACAGGGAGCAAGGTTATTGGTACTATAACAATGGTACTCCTAATTATATCACTGGCACTCATTACATGTACTTACAGTGGTCAAAAATTGATGTTGGAGCACCCGACTATAGAGAATCAAATAAATTATTCTTCTACTTTTGGGAGGCCTGTAAAGCAGATAGAAGGTGTTATGGAATGTGTTACCTCAAAAATCGACGTTCAGGATTCTCTTTCATGGCGTCAGCAGAACTTGTTAACAACGCGACTATGTCAAGCGACTCTAGATTCGGCGTACTATCTAAAACAGGGGCTGATGCTAAAAAAATGTTTACAGACAAAGTCGTACCGATCTCAGTTAATTATCCATTCTTCTTCAAACCGATCCAGGATGGTATGGATCGCCCTAAAACCGAATTGGCTTATAGAGTCCCAGCTTCTAAACTCACCAGAAGAAAGCTCGATACTGGGGAGCAGGTGGAAGAACTTGATGGACTCGACACGACAATAGATTGGAAGAATACCGGAGACAATAGTTATGATGGTGAAAAATTAAAACTATTAGCTCACGATGAAAGCGGTAAGTGGGAGAGGCCTGACAACATTAAGAATAACTGGAAAGTTACAAAAACTTGCCTAAGATTAGGTAGTAGGATTGTTGGTAAGTGTATGATGGGTTCAACATCTAACGCTTTAGATAAAGGAGGGCAAAACTTTAAAGATATATTTTATGGATCAGATGTCACCAATAGAAATCGCAATGGCCAAACAGGCTCGGGACTATATTCTTTATTCATACCTATGGAGTGGTCCTACGAAGGATTCATTAATTCTTTTGGAATACCTGTATTCGATACACCAGAAAAACCCGTACTTGGCATTGATGGGGAGCTTATAGAAGTAGGTGTTATAGAGCATTGGCAGAATGAGGTTGATGGTTTAAAAAATGATCAAGACGCATTAAACGAATTATATAGGCAGTTTCCTAGAACAGAGCAACATGCCTTCAGGGATGAAACAAAGGAGAGTCTATTTAACCTTGTTAAGATATATGAGCAGATAGATTATAATGAAGATATAAACAACACTGCTAATATAACAGAAGGCAACTTCCAATGGGAGAATGGGATTAAAGATACAAGGGTTGTTTTTCACCCCGTAAAGAAAGGTAGATTTAAAATATCATGGGTTCCACCTAAAAATCTACAAAATCGAGTGATACTAAAGGATGGGTTTAAATATCCTGGTAATGAGCATATTGGAGCTTTTGGTTGTGATAGTTACGATATCTCTGGAACTGTTGATGGAAAAGGATCCAAAGGAGCACTTCATGGATTGACTAAGTTTAGTATGGAAGATGCGCCGCCGAATCACTTCTTTTTGGAGTATGTGCAAAGACCTCCAACAGCTGAAGTATTTTTTGAGGATATGTTAATGGCAATAGTTTTCTATGGAATGCCAATATTGATCGAGAACAACAAGCCAAGATTGCTTTATTACTTAAAGCGTAGAGGTTATAGAGGATTTTCAATGAATCGTCCAGATAAAACTTGGAATAAGTTATCAGTTACAGAGAAAGAAATTGGTGGTATACCAAACTCAAGTGAAGACATTAAGCAAGCTCATGCTGCAGCTATAGAGTCTTATATAGAAAGTTACGTTGGTTTTTTTAATGACCAATATGGAGATATGTATTTCCAAGAAACATTAGAAGATTGGGCTAGATTTGATATAAATAGTAGAACAAAGTTTGACGCTACTATAAGTTCAGGTTTAGCTGTTATGGCGTGTAATAGGAATCTATACAAGCCAGTTGCTGATAGAACAGTAAAGAAAATTAATTTAGGTATAAAAAGATACGACAATAAAGGTTTTGTTTCAAAAATAATAGAATAAATGATTTATACTAATATCAATAGCTCTTTTCCAGATCAGGTGGTACCAGATGCAGAGAAACAGAGTTTAGAGTACGGTAAACAAGTTGGGAGAGCCATAGAATACGAATGGTTCGGTGGTAGTGGTAATGGATCTTACGGTAGAACCGGTGGGAGATTTTCCACTTACTACAACGATTTCCATCAAAGAAGATTATACGCTAGAGGAGAGCAATCAATACAAAAATACAAGGACGAATTATCTATAAATGGTGACTTGTCTTACTTGAATTTAGATTGGAAACCTGTACCTATAATACCTAAGTTTGTAGATATCGTTGTAAATGGTATGTCAGATAAGGTTTATGATATTAAAGCTTATGCCCAAGATCCAGAATCAATATTCAAAAGAACTCAATACGCTGACGGTCTATATAGAGATCTAAAGCAGAGAGAACTCATAGAGATGATAGCTCAGAATACGGGTATAGATCTAATGAGTGCTCAAGGAAGAGATTTAGACATAAGGACAGAAGAAGAATTATCTGTCCACATGCAGTTAAACTATAAGCAAGCTATAGAAATAGCTGAAGAAGAGGTTATAAACGATACATTAGATAGGAATAAATACGAGTTAACTAAAAGAAGAATTAATTACGACTTAACCGTATTAGGTATTGGAGCAAGCAAAACCTCTTTTAATAGAGCTAATGGTATAACAGCTGAATATGTGGATCCAGCTAGCATAGTTTGGTCATATACTGAGGATCCAAACTTTGAAGATTTGTATTATGTAGGGGAAGTAAAACCCACAACGGTGCCAGAATTAGTTAAAAGATTTCCTCATCTAACACCTGAGCAAATAGAGAAAATACAAAAATACCCTGGTAATTCTAATTACACAAGGAATTGGAATGGTAGAGATAGCAATGATACCGTTCAAGTATTATATTTTGAATATAAAACATATACAAACCAAACATGGAAAATAAAAGAAACTCCATACGGTTTAGAAAAAGCATTAGAAAAACAAGACACATTCAATCCACCAGAAACGGATTCTTTTAAGAAAGTGAGTAGGTCAATAGAAGTTTTATATACAGGAGCTAAAATATTAGGGCACGACGATATGTTAGAGTGGAAGATGTCAGAGAATATGACAAGACCGTTTGCTAATTCTACTAAAGTCAATATGAACTACAATATATGTGCACCTCGTATGTATAAAGGTAGAATAGAATCCTTAGTTGGTAGAATGATGAGTTTTGCTGACATGATACAAATAACCCATTTAAAACTGCAACAGGTATTGTCTAGAATGGTACCTGATGGTGTTTTCTTAGACGCTGATGGTTTAGCTGAAGTTGATCTTGGTAATGGTACTAATTACAATCCAGCTGAAGCATTAAATATGTATTTTCAAACTGGTAGTATAGTTGGTAGATCCATGACACAAGACGGTGATATGAATAGAGGTAAAGTACCAATACAAGAATTACAAACCTCTGCTAGTGGGGCTAAAATACAAGCTTTAATACAAACGTATCAGTACTATTTACAAATGATGCGAGATGTAACTGGACTTAATGAAGCGAGGGATGGTAGTATGCCTGATCAAGATGCTTTGGTTGGTCTACAAAAACTAGCAGCAGCTAATTCAAATACAGCCACAAGACATATATTAAAGTCTAGTTTATATTTAACATTGAGAACTTGCGAGAACATAGCTTTAAGGATAGCGGATTGTTTACAATTTCCATTGTTAAGGGATTCAATACAGTCTAGTATATCAAGGTACAATGTTGGTACATTAGATGAGCTGATGGGTTTAAACCTGCATGATTTTGGTATATTCTTGGAGTTAGAACCAGATGAAGAAGAGAAAGCAACATTAGAAGCTAGTATACAAATAGCACTACAACAACAGTCTATATATTTAGAAGATGCTTTAGATATTAGAGAAGTTAAGAATTTAAAGTTAGCTAATCAATTACTAAAGCAAAGAAGATCAAGGAAATTAGAACAAGATCAAGCTGCGCAACAAGCTAACATACAAGCTCAAGCTCAAGCAAACGCTGAACAAGCAGAGAGAGCAGCGATGAATGAAGTTCAAAAACAGCAAGCAATAGCTGAAACAACCTTACAAGTTGAACAAGGTAAATCTCAATTTGAGATTCAAAAACTACAACAAGAAGCTGAAATTAAGAAACAACTAATGGAGCTGGAGTTCCAGTTCAACATGCAATTAGCACAAGTGGAAGCTAACGCTAAAATGAGTGCGGAAGGTAGTAAAGAAGATAGAAAAGACGAAAGAACTAAAATGCAAGCAACTCAACAAAGTGAGTTGATAGATCAAAGACAAAATAATTCATTACCTAAGAATTTTGAATCCGCAGGTAATGATGTAATGGGTGGAATTGACTTAGGTCAGTTTGAACCAAGATAACCAATAATTTTATAATATTATATTATGTCAGTAAAAGAAGATGTAGAGGGTTTAAAAGTTAAAAAGAAACCTAAAAAACTAGCTAATAAAAAAGCACCTGAAACAATAAAAGTAGATCTTTCTAAAAAGAAAGATGAAGTGGAAAAAGTAGAAATAAAAGAAGATGCCATTCAAGAGCCAACAACAGAGAAGGTGGATGTACAAGAACTTCCCGCAGATGGCGAAAAAGTGGGAGAAACACACCCAAAAGAAGAAAAAGTTGCCGAAGAGGGTAAAAAAGAAGAAATAAGTGTAATACAAGAGATTACAGGGGAAGAAGTGAGTGAATCCACTACCACTGAAAACATAAATAAAGAAATTAAAGAGGATCCACAATTAAATTTACCAGAGAACGTTGAAAAGTTAGTTAACTTTATGAACGAAACTGGTGGAACAATTGAGGACTATATTCGATTAAACGCTGATTACTCCAACGTGAGTGATGAAGCTTTATTAAAAGAATACTATAAAAATACTAAACCTCATCTTGATAATGAAGAAATAGGTTTTATCATGGAAGATAACTTCCTGTTTGATGAAGATTATGATGATGAGAAAACTATACGTAAAAAGAAACTTGCGTATAAAGAAGAGATTGCTAAAGCCAAAGGATTTTTGGACGACTTAAAGGGTAAATATTACGATGAGATCAAGTTGAGACCAGGTGTTACCCAAGATCAACAAAAAGCCACGGACTTTTTCAATAGATATAACAAAGAACAAGAAAGAGCAAATCAGCAACACAATGATTTTAAAGCTCGAACTAAACATTTTTTCTCAAATGAATTCAAAGGTTTTGATTTTAATCTAGGAGAAAAGAAATTTAGATACGGAGTACAAAATCCAAATGAGGTTGCGGATGTTCAAAGTGACATAACCAATTTTGTAAAGAAGTTCTTGAACGAAGACGGTAGTGTTAATGACCATCAAGGTTATCATAAAGCTCTCTACACCGCACGTAACGCGGACACTATAGCTAAACATTTTTATGAGCAAGGTAAATCCGACGCTACTAAAGATATAGTTGCTAAATCTAAAAATATAAGTAATGAACCAAGGACTACGTCCACTGGTGATGTTTATATTAATGGTTTAAGAGTGAAAGCAATAACGGGTGTTGACAGTTCTAAACTACGAGTTAAGAAAAAATAAATTACAAAAATTATAAATTATGAGTTTTGCAAGTTCGGGGGCATTTCCCCCAAGTTTAATACCTCACCAAAAAAAGCAAGCGTTGTCTACCAACTACTTGTCTTTTACGGGAGGTGCAGGCGCTGGAGACAGCGACACTTTTGCTCAACAATATTTGCCAGAGCTTTACGAAGCTGAGGTTGAGAGATATGGTAATAGAACTATATCTGCATTTTTAAGAATGGTCGGTGCTGAGATGCCGATGAGTTCCGATCAAGTTATTTGGTCTGAACAAAACAGATTACACATATCTTATGATAGTTGTACTAGAAACGGTCTTGGTACAATAATCACTGTTGATTTAGAAGCAGGTAAAGAATGTGCTGTTAGAAAAGGATCAACTATAGTGCTTTCTGATGGTTTAAACACCGTTAAAGCTTTCGTTGCAGACGTTAGCGCTGCGGCTGGTTTAATAGCTAATGTTACTATAGAGACTTACAATGTGAGTGATGCATCTGGGTTATCAGCGGTTGCTGGGGCACTTAAGATGTTTGTTTATGGTTCTGAGTTTGCTAAAGGTACTAACGGTATGGAAAACTCTCCAGCTACTTCTGGAGTTGTTGCTATCGATCCTGATTTTACCCAATTTAGCAATTCACCAATAATCCTTAAAGATTTCTATGAAGTGTCAGGTTCTGATACTGCTCAAATCGGTTGGGTTGAAGTTGCTACTGAAGATGGTACATCTGGATATTTCTGGTATTTAAAAGCTGAATCTGAAACAAGATTGAGATTTGAAGATTACCTTGAAATGTCAATGGTTGAAGCTGAATTAAAAGGTGCTAGTACTTCTGCTGCTCCTAAAGGATCTGAAGGTCTTTTCGCTGCTGTCGAATCTAGAGGAAACGTTTATAACGATTTTTCTGGTGCTGCTGCTCCTGGCGCAGGTGCAATGGGTGATTTCGATACTATCCTTAAGCAACTAGATACACAAGGTGCAATTGAAGAAAACATGCTTTTCTTATCAAGACAAACAGCTCTTGATTTTGATGACATGATTGCTGCTATGGCAGGTGGAGGTTATTCTTCTACTCAATCAGCATCTTACGGTCTTTTTAACAATGAAGCTGAAATGGCATTAAACTTTGGGTTTTCTGGGTTTAGAAGAGGTTCTTATGACTTCTACAAAACTGATTGGAAATACCTAAATGATCATGCTACTAGAGGTTTAGTTGGTGATATAGACGGTATCATGGTTCCTGCTGGAACATCTACAGTTTATGATCAAATGTTAGGTCAAAACATCAGACGTCCTTTCTTACATGTAAGATATAGAGCTTCTGAAGCTGATGACAGAAGAATGAAATCATGGGTTGTTGGTTCCGTTGGTGGAGCTTACACTTCAGGATTAGATGCGATGCAAATCCATTTCTTATCTGAAAGATGTCTATGTGTACAAGGGGCTAATAACTTCGTGTTAATGAAGTCAACTGTATAATAACTAATTTAGCAGGGTGGTTCGCTACCCTGCTTTTATAAATCTTTAAAAATAAGAAATTATGGCAAAGCATATAAAATGTGGAATTTTTTACGTTCCCTCTGAAGAGTTAATGAAAATAGAGGCTGCCCATGGGTCGAACTCTTGTACATTAACTTACATCAGTGGCGAAACTGTAGTTGGTACTATCATCTTAGCGGATGCTCCTGCAGCTACTGCTTTAGTTAATAGTCTATACGTAACTTGGTTAGAGTGCATCAATGATGGACCCGACGCCGCTGGCGCGATAGAAAATACCGATGCTGTGTTTACCGCGGTAACGTAAATCATACTTAAGATCCCACTTCGGTGGGGTCTTATTTTTTTTAATTATATTATATTATATCATGGAAGAAACAAAAACAAAACCTCCTAAAGTAAAAAAAGATACTTGGGAGTACAAAGATAGATTCTATCACTTAACAAATGATAGATCACCATTAACGTTTACTATTTCTAGTAGACACTCCAATAGAAAACCTTTACTTTATTTTGATGAAGAAAAAGGTTATAATAGAGAACTTAGATACGCGACTAATCAAAAGAGTTGTTTTGCGGATGAGCAAGTTGGGCCAGTTACGATTGGTAGGATAGTTTTTCAAGATGGCGTACTTAGAGTACCTAAAGAAAACATTGTCTTACAAAAGATGCTATCTCTTTTTCACCCAAATAAAAACAAACTTTACTCTGAAAGAGATGAGATTGTCGTTGCTACAGATCAGTTAGATTATTTAGAAATGGAAATGCAAGCATTAAATGCTGCTTTTGAAATGGATGTTGATCAAGCTGAAGCAATACTAAGAGTTGAACAAGGAACGAGCGTTAGTGGATTAAGTTCAAAAGAACTAAAAAGAGATTTAATATTATTTGCTAGAAGTAATCCAGAGTTATTTGTTGATTTAGCTAACGATGAGAATGTAGAATTAAGGAATGTTGCTATTAAGGCAACTGAAGCAAATATAATAAGTTTATCACCTGATCAAAGAACATTTAATTGGGCAAGTAATGGTAAGAAGTTAATGACTATACCATTTGACGAAAACCCATACTCTGCTATGGCAGCTTTCTTCAAAACAGATGAAGGCGTAGAAGTTTTCAAGTCTATACAGAAAAAGCTCAAATAATATGTGACTATATATAAGGCGGCAATTACGCCGCCTTTTTTTTTAAAACTATTATTATGGCAATTAGCGTAGATGACGTGTATAAAACTGTATTGCTAATACTAAATAAAGAACAAAGAGGTTACATAACACCCGCTGAGTTCAATAAATTAGCTACTCAAGTTCAATTAGAAATATTTGAGAATTATTTTCAATATGAAAATAGACAATATCGCTTACCAGACAATGATTCTGAGTATAGTGATAGATATAAGAATGTGGATGAAAAAATTGCCATATTTAAAGAAATTTCAAGCTCAGGTACTAGTCCTATAACTATCACATCAGAGACTGGTTCTAATGAGTTCTATAAATTAGGGACTGTAATACATACTGATGCTAAAAGTAATCAGTTAGAGGTACAGAAAATACAACCTAATGATCTATTGTATGTTAACAATTCCCCGTTAACAGCTCCTACAGCAAAATACCCTGTTTACACTTTAGCTGATGGAGTTATCACAACCTCACCTCAATTAGATATTACTTTTACATATTTACGCAAACCTGCTAGTCCAGAATGGACATATACTATAGACGCTCCTACTGGAGGTTATATTTATGATCAAGGTAGTTCAACGCAGTTTGAACTACATGATACAGAGCAAACTGAGGTGATAATAAAAATACTAATGTACAGTGGCGTAATAATACGTGATCCAAGTATAGTTCAAACCGCTAGCCAAATGGATCAACAAGAAACAGCACAAGAAAATTCATAAAATATGGGACTATTAACAGAAACTAACGCGCAATATTACGCTGGTCAACAAACATTCACTGCTGTCGGCGATATTGTTCCTCCTTATGAAACTTTTACTTGGACCGGAAATACAACTTTATCAGATGTATCTGGTAGTGTTCCCGCTAATTATACTGTAACAATAAACGGTGTGCTAGCAGCTCCAGTTCCAACAGTAAGTAATAATGTTGTTGAATTAGGGCAAACTACAACAGCGGGAGATAAAGTAGTTATAACACTCTCTCAAACAGCAATAAACAACAACTATGGAAGCTATGAATACATATCTCTACATGATGTTATTAATAACTTCATTGTAGCGTATGTCGGTAAAGATAAGATAATACCAGACATAAAAAGAACAGATGTAATGTTTCATGCCAAGCGTGGATTACAAGAATTTAGTTACGATACTTTAAAGAGTATCAAATCTCAAGAATTAACAGTGCCACCTAGTTTATCAGTGGTTATACCTCAAGATTACGTTAATTACGTTAAATGTTCTTGGGTTGACGATGTAGGAGCTAAACACATTGTATACCCAACTAGAGTAACTTCTAACCCTACAGAGTTACCAATACAAGACGCAGCTGGTATACCAACTCAAGACAGTTTAGGTGACAACACAGAAGCTAACCAGTCTGTAACAGAGCAAAGGTGGGCAGAGCAAAATAATACAGCTTATGACGGTTTTGACGATTACAGATATCCTGAAGCAGAGTTTGTATTTGGTCAAAGATACGGGTTGGAGCCAGAAGAAGCTCAAATAAACGGTAAATTCACTATTAATGAGAGATTAGGTAAGATGTCTTTTAGTAGTGACCTTAATGGTAAGTTAATCATACTAGAATATATATCTGATGGTTTAGCTACAGATGAAGATATGAAAATACCTAAATTCGCTGAAGAAGCTATATATATGCATATTGCACATGCTGTCTTATCCGTAAGATCAAATATACCTGAATACGTGATAAACAGATTTAAGAAGGATAGGAGAGCAGCTCTTAGAAATGCTAAGATTAGACTATCTAATATTAAGATAGAAGAAATAGCACAAGTATTCAGGAATAAATCTAAAATAATCAAACACTAATGCCAGAAGTTAAAAATACCTTTCTCAAGTCTAAGATGAATAAAGACTTAGACGCTAGGATATTACCTAATGGTGAGTATAGAGACGCTCAGAATATTTCTATTAGTAAGTCAGAAGATTCTGACGTTGGAGCTGTTGAAAATATATTAAGTAACTCTATTTTAACAGATGTAAAAGGTCAAATAAAATCTGCTGAAATAACTAAATGGGACGCTGTAGCTAACCCAAATATTAGTGACACTATTGAGAATGCTTTAGGATCTTTAGAAATCATTGGTCAGTTAGTGGATCCAGAGAACAATAGAGCTTTCTTCATGTTAACCAACTATACTGACACATCAGCCAATAGGTTGAGTAACTTCGCTCCTAAAGACTACGTGGATTCTGTTGCTTTTCCAGCTACTTTAATATACAAGGGAGCTTGCTGTTATATATGTCAATATGATTTTACAAATAATACATCGACAATATTAGTATCTGGAAGTTTTTTAAATTTCTCAAAAACTCACACTATTTCTGGAATAAGTATACTGGAAGATTTATTATTTTGGACAGACAATAGGAATCAACCTAGAAAGATAAATATACAAAGAGCTGTTGATAACGCTTGGGAATATAGCGGCGCTTCTAATCCATATTATTTTAATGAAGATCATATTTCGGTTGCTAGATTTTCTCCAGTTTTCCCAATATCACTAATAGAAAGTGATGGTGCTGGTGACTATGATAGTACTATGATATCAGCTTCAGAAGAGTTCTTACCACCGCATTTAATAGATGCTTTTTATAATTACGCTATTGCTGGTGGTAGTACTATTCAGTTAAATAGATCTGTTACTTTTGGAAGTTCTACAGCAATGCTGAACATTGGTGATAAAGTAACTATAATATGGCCTAATGACGGTGGTATACAAGATTTTACAATAAACAATGTCACAGCGCCTACGACTGCTCCAGGAAACGATATAACAATAACAACCACATTCCCTAAAGCGGTGGTAGAAGGGACGACTGTCATGTTTAGTAGAGCTAATCCTCTATACGACCCTACTTTTATAGGGGATAAAGACGTTTTAAAAGAGGAGTTCATTAGATTTAGTTATAGATTTAAATTTGACGATGGAGAGCACTCATTAGTAGCACCTTTCACGCAATCGGTTTTTATTCCAAAACAGCATGGTTATTTTGTTAATAACGACGAAGAAAATACCGGTGATAGTGGAGTTGTTAGTTTCGTTGAAAACTTAATCGACAAGGTTAAATTAAATATACGTTTACCTTGGTCTAGCGAATCTATAGAGTCTAGGTTTAAGATTAGTGAATTACAAATACTTTCCAAGTCTTCAGATGAATTATCGCTTAGAGTCATAGATGATATAGACATTTCCGATTTATCTGACGGAACGTCTCCACCGTTTTTTCAAGATTATTTATACACTTACAACTCAGCCAAGCCATATAAAACTTTACCAGATAAAGTTATTACAAGAGTTAATGACAAAATGCCAATTAGAGCCCTATGTCAAGATATTATATCAAATAGAGTGGTGTATGGTAATTATGTAAATAAACATTCTTCATTAAAAAATTTATTATACGAGGTTAATATTAATAAAAAAAGTGCTTTATCTGCCACTAGTGGTATAACTTTCAATCAAATAAAAAAAGAATATCCTAATCACACTGTAAAACAAAACAGATCTTACACTGTTGGGATTGTTTTATTAGATAGATATGGTAGATCTTCAAATGTTATATTAGCAAAAGAAAATTTAGGTAGTGAAAATTCCACAATATATGCTCCTTATTCAAACACTGGAGCAGATACTGTGCTAAATTGGCCCGGTAATCTATTAGAGGTAGATTTTAAAGAATTAATACCTGATAATTCTCCAATAATAGGTTATCCAGGTTTATATAGTTCTACTAATCCTCTTGGTTGGTATAGTTATAAAATAGTCGTTAAGCAGCAAGAGCAAGAGTATTACAATGTATATGTAGCTGGGGTTTTAGCTGGAGATTTCACGTGGGGCGGTAGTTCTCAACCTACTTTTACTAGTGCTAATAATGTTAGCAATATATCTCTTTTTGGTGATAATATAAATAAAGTACCTAGAGATTTAAGTGAAATTGGACCACTTGACAAAGACTACGGTAGCAGTACGTTGTTATATAATAGAGTTAATCCTAACTCGTGGGATATACCATTAGGGATGTCATACAATACCCAATACAATACAGATCAAAAAGCTATAGAAGTATCTTTTATAAAAGCTTTTAAAGACTTAGGTGATTGGACTACGACTAAAGGCAACTTATATCCAAACGGCAGCACTACAACTGTAGAACCGTGGTATAGTTATTTTGGAGTAGCTGGAGTTGGCGCTTTATTTGTAGACCCGCTATTTAAATCTAATGATAATCCATTCGTTGCTAAATTGTCAACAAAGTCACCCATAGGTGTTAATCCAATTGAAAGAAGAGTTTTAAGTTTATTCGATGTTTATGGTATAGCTGGAGATGGTAGATTAGGTGATACTGACTTAGGTGTATTTGAAACTGAACCAACTGAATCTAAATTAGATATTTTCTGGGAAACCTCAAGTTGTGGATTAATAGAAGACGATTATCTTTATGGTGGCGATACAAACCCTAGCTTAAACAACATTATTAGAAATGGAGTTTCATCTGGACCGACTAGTTTTAGCAATGTTGTTTACAATCAAAATGAGGTTGATTTAACAGCGACAGATTTAACAAACTGGTTTGAGTGTTTGAGATCTGATGGTAATCCATGCGCTGATTTAACTAACACAATGAGTATATCTAGTGTATTAGATGGGTATGGTAATGAGAGGAAGTTAGAGTTTACTATAGTTCAAGGAGTTCCAACTACAAACTTTAAAATACAATCAAATAGTTTATTTTACTATGGAAGTGATGCTGGTGTTAGAGAGAATTATAAGTTCTATATAGAAGTTACAGCTAATGGTATTACTAACACTATACTACTAGAGAATGTGTCATTGTCAAACAATGATCCAATTAATATAAGTTTTAATAATTTTAGAGTCATGAATAATAATATAAACGTGAAAATAAATGACTTTATACCTTTAGGTAGTATTAGAAATGGATCATCTGATACTACTAGAAATACGTTAGAATTGAGATATAAATTAGGTGGATCTTATACTTCTAACTTTAAGTTATTCAACAAGGGTATTGATTATGGATTAGAGTACTTAGGTGGATTAGTAAATAGCGCTTATGTTTTGGATTTAATAGTTACAGATGCGGATGGTCTAGGTGATAGTATATCAATACCATTCACTATAAACTTAATATGATAATAAAATGGCTATAGTACAGGTTAAATACTTCAATTCATTTTGGTTAAAAAAAGCAGTTAATAAAGAAGACATTAGCTCTAGACCAGCTTACCCTTACACTAAATTCTTAGTTGGTACATCTTACGTTAGAGGAGATTATAAGTTGTGGTTAGATACAAGCACTCCAGCTGTTGTTCCTATAGAAGATGGTGTAAACGAGTATTTTGTATGTATAAAAGCCGCAACTCACGCCGCTGGTCACCAAATAACACCTCCTTTTTCTCCAGACTACTGGTTAAGGATAAAAAGTAGAAGACCAGCTTGGCCTGGTTTACCGTGGAATCCAACTGATTACCCAACTTTTCCAGCAGATTGTACATTAACTAGTTCTAAAAACTGGATCATAGAAGAATCTAGAATAAGAGGTGGTTACAATAATACTTCAACAGATTACGGGGTTAAAGCATATTTAGTAGAAGATGATAATGATCAATCTATATTAGATAATAAGTTAATATATTCAGGTGTTTATAATTCAACTACATCGTTTAACGAAACAAACGTTTTTTCTGTCGCGGAAAACATAACTAAATCCTTAGATCCAGCCAACGGTTCAATTCAAAAGATATATGCTGAAAACACTAACTTAATAATACTTCAAGAAAATAAAGTTAGTGGAGCGTTGATAGATAAAGACGCAATATATTCAGCAGAAGGACAACCAATCACAACCTCTTCTCAAAAAGAGGTTATAGGTCAAATAACACCATATTTAGGTGAGTACGGTATTAGTAAAGACCCTGATAGCTTCGCAGTATTTGGATATCGAAAATATTTCACAGACAGATACAGAAATGCTGTTTTAAGGCTGTCCAGAGATGGTATTACTGAGATTTCAGAATATGGGATGAGAGATTATTTTAGAGATCAATTAGGAGAGATTTCTGACGTATGGAAGAACTACACGACAACTTATACTTATGGTAATTCTCACGGTGGATCTGCTCCTCCTGTAGCTAATGATCCTTATTGGGTATTATTAAGTGTTGCTCCTTCAGATATAGAAGTAGGTATGATTATATCTATACCTCAAGCAGCGCCTGTTACTAAACCTGTAAATTCTATAGTATTAGGTGTGTTTAGAAACAAAGTATACATACAGAATGACCCATTAACCCCAGCAACTGATGGAACAATAACGTTTAGTAAATTCGTAAAAGATAGAATAGTTGGCGGGTATGACAACTACAATAAGAGTTATACGCTATCTATGCAGAGCGCTATTACCTCACCTACTGAAGTAGAGAGTTTTTTACCATTAGACAGCGGTGGAAATACTCAAACCTTAATGTTTGACGAAGAGCCCAAGGGTTGGACTAGTTTTTACACTTATAGACCTTTATTTATAGATAGTATAAGAAATGCTTTTTTTACTACTAAAGATTCTGATTTATGGAGACATTATGATAACTCTTTACCAAATAGAACTAGTTTTTATGATGTTCAAAGTGACTCTAGTATCACGTTTGTATTCAACGCTAATCCATCTATAAACAAGAACTTTAATACTATAAACTACGAAGGTAGTAACGGGTGGCAAGTTAATAGCATACTGTCTGGTGATCAAGGTAGGGATTTAATTGGGACGTGGGTGAATAAGCAAGACGAGGCTAGTATAGTAAAAAGTTACGAAGAAGGTAAATATGTTGACGGAGGTGTGACTTATAACTCTGGGTTTGATCGCAAGGAAAATAGATACGTAGCTAACCTTATAAACAATAGCCCACAGAAGATTGGTGAAGTTGTTTTTGGGGATCAAATGAGTGGAATTAAAGGTTACTATGTAACAGTGAAAATGTCGTTAGACACAACTACAGATCCAGGTGGAATGAAAGAACTATTTGCGGTTTCATCTAATTTTGTAGTATCATCATATTAAAATAAAAAATTATGGCAGGAGTATACGATAATACTAATATAGCTGACGCTATTACGGGAGGATCAACTTCTGGCTCTGGTAGTAATAACACAAATACAAATAATGATATGGGAGCATGGGATTCTTGGGGATCTGCTGTAGCTGCGGCTGGAGTTGGTGCTGCAGCTGGTATCTGGGCTTTAGGCGCTGCTAGTAAAGCAAAGAAAAAAATAGAAGGTGAAAATGGCTTACAACAGCAATTAGCTGTATTAGAAGCTAATAGACAACAAGTAATTGATCCGACTGAAGGTATGTCTAATCCTTACGAAAATTTAGGAGTTGCCACAGAAGCTGCTAAATTTGAAGCTGAGCAAATAGATATATCGCTAGCTAACACGTTGGACGCTGTTAGGCAAACCGGCGCTGGTGGAGCAACTGCTTTAGCACAGGAAGCATTGAAAGGTAAAAGAGGTATATCAGCAAGTATACAAAAACAAGAAATGGACAATCAAAAATTAAAAGCTCAGGGTACAATGCAATTCAATCAATCGAAAGCTAAAGGTAAAGAATTCAAATTTGATGTTCAAGAAGATAGAGATATGCAGCAGTTGAATAGAATGCAAGCTAATATAGATCAACAAAGACAAATTCAATTAGGTCTTCAGCAAGCCGCTTTTGGATCCATAACATCAGGATTAACTTCAGCTGTAGGTTTAATAGGTGGTGGCGGTAGTAGTAGTGGTGGTTAAAAAAATATAAAAAAATGGGAGCATACGAAAATCCAGAAATACAAAGTTTAGATTATAGTTTTATAACAAAAGGAGTTGCTGGTATAGGCGCTACTTTAGCTTTACAAAAACAACAAAGAGCTGATGTTAGAGAAAAGGTTAAGCTCAGGAAAATGAAGATAATTGAGCAAGAAACTGGTTTAACTTCTAAAATAAATGAATTACCAGAAGCTCAAGCTACTACTTTTGACGACAAAGTAAAAGAAGGTTTACAAAAGCAGTTAGGTATCGTACATGGCTTAGGACAAGATTACGCTAGAACTGGCAGCGTGGAAGACTACGAAGCTTACACTAAAGCTAAAACAAATTTGCAATCTTCTTTACCTAAAATGAAAATGTCTATAGATAACATGAATAGAGATTTGACTCAAGGAGCTAAAGCTGTAGATGCTGGTAAATTAGAGGGACAGAATGGTACTTGGAGTTATAATACCGATATGTATGCTATTGATATGGCTAGTAACTGGAAAGATGGTGGTAGTGGTATCACAATGGATTACGATGCTAGTAGAGGTGAATGGAATTTTAAATATGAGTTTAAAGGTAAAGAAATAGATTTAAATAGTAAAGCTTGGTTGAACAAAGTGAGTGAAAAAGGCGAAGGTCTTTTTACTTATGTAGAAAATAATTACTTAGTAGATGATAAAAAAACATTTGAAGCAATAGCCGGTGATAATTATAAAGGATTTGTTAGTTCTTATCAAGGTGATCCTCAGAATAATGGTGTTTATAACAAACAAACTACTAATTCAGCAGAGAAATGGAAAACAGCAAATAAAAATTTAAACGAAAGATATAACAAAAAGGAAGAAGCCTTGATACAACACTTAGATGGTCAATTAACACCAAACAGATGGGAAGCTCAACAAAATTATAGTAAATTTGGACAGTATAAACCTAATAACGAAATACGAGTAAAAAAAGACGAAAACGGTAAAATCGTAGCGTACAAAGATACTTTCGATGAAGATACTGGGGAAAAAGTTGATGGAAAATGGGTGTTTTTAGGTGGAAAAAAAGAAGAAGATTTCAAAAACGTTCAATCTTCTGTAGTCACTCAATTAGACTATTTTAGAGACCAAACATGGAATAACTGGCAAAACCAGTATGCTATGGAAGATAGAGTTAAAAGTGTTACTACTACAAAGACACCTGTTTCACCTTGATTAATTAAAAAAAATTAAATAAATGGACGAAAAG